CGATATGGTAGATAGGTTTTTGTCGGGGAGTAGAAATACCGCCGAAAGAGACTCCCTTCTTGAGGATAAAGAGTTTACAATATACAACTCGGTAATGAAGTACGACTCATCAAGGGGTGCTAAATTTGCAACATATCTAGCTAATGAGGCGAAATGGAAGTGTTTGAACACCTTGACCAGAAATAAGAAGTTTCAAAAATGCTCTCTAGAAGATATTTTGAAACAGCCTCAGTCGGAAGGTGATCTACAAGTGCATGAAAATTATGAGGTCTTTTCTTTGTTTAAATCCTTTCTGCAAAAAGAAAAAGACAGAAGAATGGAAAAAATCATTGACATGCGCTATAATGGCGTGTCTAATAAGCTTACACCTTGGAGGAAGATAGCGAAATCACTCGATATGAGCATTCAAGGCGTAATCAACATTCACAATCGGTGTTTGTTGAAATTCAAAAAGCAATCAGAAAATTATGTATAATAGCATTACATCAGTAGGGTATCTTGTAAAAGATCCAGAGACTCGTCAACTTAATGGCGGGAAGTCGGTAACACGCCTCCGTGTTGGAATCTCTCCAAGCAACGCCAAAACCAAATGCTTCATTGATCTTGAGGTTTGGGATAAGCTCTCTGAAATCGCATCTAAATACCTTACAAAAGGTCGTGAGTTTGTGTTCTCTGGTGAGCTTGCTATGGACACTTGGGAAAACAAGGACACTGGCAAACCTCAATCAAAATATTTTATCAGAGGGAATAATATTCAATTCTTAAATTCTGGCAAGAAGGAAGATAGTCAATCTTCTAAATCTGGGTCTGATACTGCCACTCCTACCGCTAACGCTGGGTTTGGATCTGACGATGAGCCTCCCTTTTAATGAAGATCTTAGTTGAAGCCCCTATCAACTCGTTAAGTCTCGGTAATGTTTCTTTTAACATTATCCGAGAGCTTTTCGATAGGGATCATGACGTTGGTATTTGGCCAACAGGTCAAGTAGATATTAAGGCTTACGACATTGAGGAAGACTTAAAGAAGAAAATAGAAAACAGCATTAATAATAGGCATGACTATCTTAGTGAAGATGTACCAAGTTTAAAAATTTGGCATTTAAATGGGTCTGAGAACAGAAAAAACTGTAAACAATATTTGTTAAGCTTTTATGAATGCAACCAACCGACAGACATTGAAAAGAAACTTTCTGAATCTCAAAACGAGACGTTCTTTAGTTCTTCCTGTGCTTCTGACTTGTTTGGTGGCGTATTCTGCCCATTGGGTTTCGACAAAGACTTCAAAGAAACAAAAAAAGAATACCTGAGTGGTATCACCCATTTTGGTTTGATGGGTAAGTTTGAACACAGAAAGCATACTGCTAGAATTATTCAAGCTTGGTTAAAGAAGTATGGGAATGATCCAAAGTATCAACTATCTTGTTTGGTCACTAACCCCTTCTACAAAAAGGAGGACATGGATAAGACTATTAATTCTGTTTTAGGCGGAGAGAGATATTCTAATATCAACTTTTTGCCTCATTTAGAAAAAAATTCTGAAGTTAATGAGTTTTTAAATGCAATCGATATTGATCTTACAGGACTGTCTGGAGCAGAAGGCTGGAATCTCCCTTCTTTTAATGCAACTTGCCTCGGCAAATGGAGCATTGTTCTTAATGCCACATCTCATAAAGATTGGGCTACTGAAGATAATTGTATCTTGGTTGAGCCTTCGGGAGAAGTAGATTGTTACGATAACGTCTTCTTCAAGAAGGGGTCTCCATTTAATCAAGGGACTTTTTATAACTGGAAAGAGGATGATGTGATCAAGGCGATGGAACAAGCTGAGAAGAAAGTGGGACAAGTTAACACAGAGGGACAAAAGTTGGCAGACAAGTTGACTTACCAGAACACTGTTGATGTCATTTTGTCCCGTATTTACAAGGATTTCGATCTGGCATAGATCTTGTTAAAGGGTTTGTATGATTAATACATTATTATACGACTTATTTAATGACCACGGTTTTAAAAGCCAAAACTATGTTGAAGACAAAGGGGATTCTTTCGAGTTAAAAGTTGAGCTTGCTGGATATTCTAAAAAGGATGTCGAGATCGAGGCTACTGATGAGAAGCTCACGATTAAGACGACACCTGAAGATCGAAAGAAGCATCTTTCTGTCCAGCTTTTTAAGAAGGTAGACACAGAAGCTATTACCTGTAAAATGGATCATGGTTTACTGACTGTAGACCTACCTAAAAAGGGAAGATCAAAACCCACTAATATTAAAGTCAATTAAAAATAACGGGGGTGGAAACGCCCCCGTTTTTATTTATAATAAAATATGCCTTTATATACCTACAAGCATCCTGACACAAACGAACATAAAGACGTTTTTCAATCTATGAATGAAGAGCATATTTATATAGATGGTTTTGGGACCGAATGGAAACGGGTCTATTTTGCCCCTAACGCCTCTATCGACTCCAACATTGATCCGTTTAGCCAAAGGCAGTTTACGGACAGTACAGGAGGAAAGAAGGGTACTGTAGGTGACATGCTTGATTACTCAGCGGAGATGAGTCAAAGACGAGCAGAAAAATCTGGAGGAAAAGATCCAGTTAAGCAAAAATACTTCGATGATTATGCCGCCAAGAGAAATGGTCAACGTCATACAGCGGAGAAGAAACAGACTTACGAAAGTAAGAATGTTAAGATTGAGTATGATTAATTAGTTATTTCGTGACTGAATGACAAGGAGTATGTCATTTGATCATTCACGTTCATCTGATAAGCGGAGCTTTCAAGCTTTAAATCGGAAAACGAAAAGGTGTGAGTGAAATCTTCCCCAGTATCTACAACCTCTATATTGAAATCATAACCAGACTCAGCTGTAATTAGATTAGCTATCTCTCCAGTCGCTAAACCTGAAACTAAAAACTCAACACTTACAGAAGAGGTAATTGGATACTGGACCTTTCTTCCGTAAGGGTAATCACTACCAAGACCAAATAGATCAACTCTATTGATTGGGATATTGAACGAGAACGACTGTAAATGAGCGTCTCCACTAATAGGCGCTCCACCTATCTGTAGATTTTGAAGGGTTGAATTTACTTCTGTAGGGGAGCAAAGAGGTGGATCAAACCTGTTTACACCTGTATAATCTCCAAACCCATTTATAAATGCATCTTCTAAGTTTGTAGACCCAACGTTATTGTTGTTGCCAGAAGAGAGATTAATGGCGGGGTTTTCTATATTTAAGTCTGGATTTACTAGGGTAATGTCGGTTCTCGCTGTTGGACCTATACCTACAAGATTAACTGTACCTGTAGAACTAAGAGTGATTCCGTTTGGATTAAGTTGATTAGTAGGGCTTGACTCATAGATTGCAGATCCACCCCCCCCAATACTCACTTCTACTTTCCATACTTGTTCAGTGGGCATATAATTAAGATTAAACGTAGACCCTTCTGAAGTGGTTACGCTATAATCTGGTGAACTAGCAGTGATTCCATCTAAAGCTAACGGCTCAAGAGAGAGTGCTGCGCTAGAAGAAGTCAATATACTCCCACTTATAGATAGAAATGAAGGAAAAACTCCTTGATTAATTGCTATATTCGAACATTTGTAAGAGGTAGAAACTACAGGTAGAGAACCTACAGAAAAACCTAAAGAATAGTTTGTTAAAAAAGCGTTGCCAACAGAAATAATTTCAGCATCAGTGGTCAAACTGCCTACTTCTGAACCTCCATTCACGATCATATCCGAACCTTGATCTTGATGATTAACTATATAAAAATTCTGATCCTGATTGTCGTACCCACTAAAAAAATCAGACTTACTACTCCCCGTTTGGTCGTTTATCAAGCCTAACATGTTTTCGTTTAACATCGCTGGGGTATAGTAATAACTTATAGATAAATCAACATCTGGCATCCTAGTTATATCGTTAATAGCTAAACTCTTAGATCCAACTTGCTTTGACTTTTGCCTTTGCTGAGAAAAACCGACACCTACGCTTTGAACAGCACTCATATAAGCGCCACTCATATCGCTCCCAGTTCTATCACCAGTAGTAAATGCTGGTCTTTGCCCAGCAATCACAATTGAATTGTTACTCTTTAAAATATTTCTAGCCATTTTAACTTCCTGTTGGGATTACACCTAAAACATCTTCTACTAACGTCACGGATAAATCGTGCGCGTTGAAATACTTCCATGTATGACTCCACTCTGGGCAATACATAGCTTTTGGTCTATTATAGACTGATTCTATATCATGTCTAAACCTTCTGTATCCAGCCTTATTCTCTAAGAAGTGCAACATACACTTAAGTTGTTTGTCGCTGATATCTGTAAAGTCATACTTAAGTTGGAATGAAGCATTATTATCTTTTGTTTTAACTCTCTGCTTAAAAGAGTTTTTAAATTGCAAGACTTCATTTTTTAATTGGACATCATTCTGCAAACCAATATCAGGCTTAAAGAAGAAGTTCTGAGACCATGCTGAGCTAGCCCCCGTTGGGGAATTCGCAGCAGTAGACGAGTGAGTTTCCGTACAGTAATAATAGTTGTTTAACTTATTAGAGCTTATGCCAGTATAAACAACATCAAATTTTTCATAAGAGGTTGAGTAAGCGTAATCTTGAAAATCTAAATTGACAAAATTCATCCCAGACCAATTAAATAAATTTGGAGCCTGATCTACAGAATAAGAAACAGCGACTTCATAATGCTGGTTGTTGACATGATTAATCGCATAGTTGTCAGACACTCCAGACATAGATTTATAAATCCCGCTATTGTCTATATTAAAATCAAACAATTGATTACCATTTTTACTCTCGATAAATGCAGCTAGTTTCTGAGTGTTTGCTTCATTCAAGTCATACCGCACATCATACTGAACCTCTAGACTATTCATTGAGGAGGGTATGGAGTTGATTTGAAAATCATCAACCTCATACATAAAATTCTTAGACTTAAAAGAAGCTTTAGAACCGTAGACGGGAGTTAGACTAAGACCTGAATAATCAGACTGAATTGTAACTCCAGAAATATTTGAATCTCTGTTGTAAAATAAATCAGAAGCCATGACCAATATAATTTAAATTTAAAATAGCAGAACCATTATCAGAAGCTGATATAGATTCACTTACCAATGTGGCATTAGGAATCGTCAGTTCTTGAAGATTCGCACCGTCTTTCTTGTTAATATCAAAAACAACAGTTTTGTTTTCTCTGTTTTCTAAAAAGCTAAAAGAACTTTCTGGAAAAGCTTCATCAACTTCGATTTGAACCTGAGCTGTAAACTCCAAAGGAAGGACAAGCTCGACAGAAGCGGGGGTTTCGCTACCTATTGAGAAATGAGGTTTTCTGTTAGATTTAATAGAGTAATCAAAACCAATAACCCTATTTGTTGTAGAATTATCACAAGTTACATTTATAGATCCTTGAGATGTTATAGAAATACTACTAGATGCCCCCACATCACTCGAAACTTCGCTGCCTGATAGAAACTCATCATAAACAGAGATGGAAGCATTAACTTTTGGTACTGTGCCTACAGCACAATTGACAGAATAAGAATCTAAGTATCCTTCAGAAAATCTATATGCAACGTCTCCATATCTAATATTACCACTTATACTGTTAGATCCAGTAAAAGACAAGATTGGATCATCATATATTAAATGCCTAGCAATAGAAACTTTTTGTTGTGTAGCCCCGCCAACAGTAGTTAACCCCTTCTTAGAGCCGAGAGGCTTAACGATATTTGCACTATTAGAATATGAAAAGTCTACAGAACTGATACCAGATAGATCAGTGCCACTTATATTTACAGCTACTTCGTCATTTAATCTTGATCCAAACATTACTTTCTAAGTTGTCCTCCTAATCTTTGTTCATCTGCGATCACCTGCTTAACGGCGACCTTAATTCTCTCAGATAATTTTCTTTCTCTTTCTGGAGCATCTTCGCCTCCTGTTTGACTTTCAGTGCCATTAGAGCCATTGATTGTTATGTTGATATCACCTGTAGATTGAGATGTCTCAGTTGCAGTAATTAACTCATCAAGTTTGGAGACGAGATCGGTGTTATCACCAGCTCCAACTCCAGAGTTCAATGCTTGTAAATTACCTGCTCCAATGTTCCTTGTGGCGGCAGCGTTCATGACGAACTCTCCACCTGAAAGCATAGCGGGAACTGTATCAACTCCTCCAGCAGCAGGGATTAAGCCTCCTGCAGCTCTGTTTAGAGGAGGCATTGTATTATTCGTAGGCAGCAGAATAGGATAGCCATCGGCTCCAATAGTATTTTGTAGTTCAGGTAACTGATCTACCCGAAGAGGTGGGTTTGCTGCGGAAGGCGCGGAAACAGGTATAGCGTCTTTAATTACTGTTTGATTAGGGTTAGCTTTAGGTTTATCTGAAAATATCTTCCTTAAGTCCCCGCTTGCCGCCGCTGCCCCAAACGCCCCTCCAGAAGCAGGAGCACCAGTAGTAAGAACCCCAGCTAAGTTACCTGCTCCAGACGATAAAAGCCCTGTCATTCCTTCACTAAGTAAAGGTTTACCGTCAGCCCCTTCTAATCCTCCTAAGAATTTTGAAGTTCCATAACTAACAAGGGTACTAATGGCAGCTGACATTAACATGTCGCCCAAGCTAACTTCTTGCTCCTTTGCTTGTTCGCGAGCTAACACTTCTTGCCCTGCTAAACCAAGAGCTTGCCTCTTGGCATCTTGCACCTTTTGGAATTGAGGATTATTCCTTCGGCCAAACATGGTAAATCTACCACTCTCAGCATCTAAAAAGGCTCCTTCAGATCTTAACTTATCTCTACCTAGAGCTGTTGGGGTTTGAGTGGCAAAAGACATAAGGTTTTGCATTCCAACAATAGCTCCAGCGCCATTCATACCCGGGGTCGTAAACATGCCCTCCTCATCTCTAACTTGTCCTCCGCGAGCAAAACCACGAATAGAGCCAGAGTTTATAGCTTCCATGAATCCTGATCCATAACGCTGAACAGCTTTTTTATTCATGACGAATTCCCCACCCATTAGCATGGCTGGAACGTCATCACGGTTACCAGAGCCGCCACGAACTTGACCTCCATTAGCAAAAATACCAATACCAAGGCCAAAAAGACCCTTTCCACCACCTTCACTCGCAGCTTGATCCATGAACTTTTGAGTGAAGTTCTTAGTCATGCTTTGTAAAAACTGATTAGCTACATTTAGTAATGCGTCTTCAAGATCATCTACACTTTTTATACCTTCTGCAAAAGCAGCCGCAAAGTTATCTCTAAACTGGACGGAAGCATCAACCATGCTATCTAAGAAATCAGAATTAATAACTGCATCATCCTTAGTTCGCAGGTTCATTCTTCCCTGAAAGTCTCTTTCTAGCCTAGCTTTTTCAAGAGCGTTTGCTGGAGTTAAGCTTGGATTATTTTGAATAGCTAGCCTTTCAGCCTGTTTCCTATTTGCTCCTTTTGTTAGGCCCATAACCCCTAACTGAGCAGTATCAAAATCCGCTTGACCCATAGCGCTTTGTCTTTGCTGTTCTAAGCCATCAACAATATTTATAAAAACATCAGCGGCCTTAGTTACGGTTCCAAGAGCATCAGCTGAGTCTTTGGCGGCTTGGGCATTAGCTATAAGTTCTGCATTAGCTGTTCTTAATTGCTGAGGCATCAGCGCTATTTCACTCATTAATTCATCTCTAGCTTTTTCAGCTTTAGGATCACCTGATTTAGCCGCTAGAGAAAGCTTACCTAATTCCGCACCTTTTGCCATCAAATCTTGTTGAAATTTTTTAGTATTTCTGGCGGCTTGTGCCCTAGCTGCGTCTAAGTCGATTTGGGCTATTTGTCTACCTACACTTCTTTGGAAAGGATTGCTAGTCCCGGGTGTAGACCTTTGTAAAGCTCTTTTATCTTGATCGAAGTTAAATTGTTCTTGTGCGCCTTTAGTATCAATTCTCAGTTTTGATAATTCCGCTTCACTTTTTACTTTTCGTACAACTTCTAATATTCTAGCTATAGTTTTTTCAGATTCTAGATCGTTTTCTAAACCTTTCCTCTTTGCTTCGTTTAACTTGTCTTGTCCTTTTAGCTGCTCTTCATAAGCCTTAATAGCTTGATTAACTTGATCATCATTTGCGTCACCGATCTTAAGAATCTCTCGTAAGGTATCCCTAAATCCTTTAGCGTTCTCTTCAGTAATATCTTTATTTGATAACCCCTTTAGCGCTTCTTTAAATTTATCTATGTCTTCGGGTTTTACACCCAAGTTGGTTAATTTTTCTCCCTCTTTTGCCAAAAAATCAACCCTTTCCTTGGCGAAATCGTTGCTCATTTTTTCCAGCTCAGCTTTGGCTTTTAAATCTTGTAAAGCTACTTTGTCAACAATCCCTAACTGCTGAGCTTTCTCTAGCCTTTTTTGAGCTTGTTTATTCGAATCTATGTCTAGCTTCTTTAACTCTAAAGCTGTCGCAATCCTAGCTTTAGATGCAGTTAAAGTTAACTGATCAATAGCTTTTCCTTGATCTGCCGTTTTTTGATCTCTCCCCTTTCTTTCTTGCTCCAAAAGCTTTTGAACGGTAGATGGGTTTATTTTTGCTAAAAAGCCTTTTAATTCAGGGGTCTTGTCTTTTGATCCTCCAAGCGACTCACGAATAAAACTTTTTGAATCTACCATCTGATCAAATTCCTCATCGGAAAGCCCCGAAACAAACTTTGAAAATTCCTTCTGAACTACTCTTAACTCTTTATTTCTTTTTACTACAATATCAGCAAGTTGACCAAGCTCTTCACTGTCTAAGAAACTTTTAAAATCATCTAAAATATCATCTATTTCTTCAAGAGGCATTTCCGTAGCCCTCAATTGAGCAATGGTTGTTGCAAATCCTTTTTTAAGGTCGTCATTTTCAAATGTTCTACCCTTAAGTTCTCTCGCTCTTCCATCTTCATCAAAAGTGAACCTATCGCGTCCAAGTGGGTCAAGCTGTTTAAAACGTTCGTTTGCTTCTTTAACTTGTTCTGGGGTAAGAGGCTTATTACTCAGGCTCTCGAAGACTCTACCCAATGTGTTTCGTACCAAAAGTTCCAGACCCGGTGCAACCCCCGCAACATCAGTTTGTCTTGCAATTGTTTCTGATGGCCCCCTTCTCGATAATACGTCTTCAGCCTCGCCCGTTGCTTTCGCCTTTTCTACTTCACTTAATTGACTAAAAGCGAAAGATAAATCATCCGCTCGGTCTTTGAGTGCAGTTAACGCATCAGAGGCGCGTTTATTTGCCCCACTATATTCATTATATAACTCTTTGCCCAAATCAAAGACTTCCATAGCTCCCCCTATCACAGATCCAGCTACTCCTAGTTTCCCAACCAATCCGCCTATAGCTCCTTTAAGACCACCTGCGCCCGACATACTATCACCTAACTCTTGGGCTGCTTGACCAGCAAAAGCAAAACCAGAAACACCCGCTATACCATCGGAAACTATAGAAGTATATTTTCCTATAGCACTTGTAGATCCTTCAGTAGCTGCATTCAATGCTGTCATACCAGCTTGGAGACCAAACATAACACCAAGATAATTTTTATGAGACTTAGTTTTTTCTTCGTTTACGGCTAGTTCAGCTTTTGCAGCTGATTGAATTTTTTCTTGTGATTTTTTACTATTAGATACTTTTTTAGAAAAGTCGTCAATTTGTTTACCTGCGTCAGCATGACTCGTTTGGCCATTTCTAATTTCCACGTTTAAAGAGTTAATAAGCCTGTTTAAATTATCAAGCTCGGACTTAAGACCTTTTGCTGAAGATCCAACATCTTTAAGACTTAAGCTAACTTCGCCCGTCCCTCCCCCTGCAAAGTTAGGGATGGCTCCAGTAGGTTCATCGCGGGTGTTAGTCACCGCAAGACCCATTGGGTTTTGAGCATTTCGAAGTTTGCCGCTTTGATTGATTCTAATTTGACTAACTGGTAAACCAGCAGCTTTTTCTCTACCAATAGCGTCTTCTAAAGCCCCTTCAGCAAAGTTAGGTATATAACCAGAGGCGGCAGCCGATACGACACCGCCACTTGTAGAAAACGTCTTTCCTGAATCATTTAAAATTGGAAGATCAGACTTTTTTATTATATATAATCCCTTCCGCGCTGGAGACTTCAATCCAAGCTTAACAGCTAAATCGTGAGGCATTTTTTTACCAACTAACTTGGATTTTTGAGCCGATTCCCCCAAACCAGCAACTCTATATATTTTTGCAGCAGCTGAAGCTACATTGTCAGGATTATTACGACCTTTTACTTCACCAAAGGATGGTTTTGTATCAATTCCATATAAATTTAATAATTTGTTTTGACCCTTCAAGTTTAAGTCAAAATTAGAAGTATCAGTTTGTGACGCATAAGACAAAAACTCTTTATCAGTCAATAAAGTAGCCAACACTAATTCATAAATACCACCCGCAAAACCAGCTACTGAGCCTTTATTAATTTTAGCTTTTATAGAGCCTTGTTTTACAGGGTTAGGCATTTCGTTGTTACTAAGAATCTTAGCTTCTTTAAGAGCTTTGGAGTAAGAGTAACGTTCTAAATCCTTAATGAACCCGTCAACATTTTTACCTTTATGTTGATCAGATAATCCATAAATTGGAACTCTAATAGGTATAGCGCCTTTCTTGTTAATCGTATTAAATTTACCATCAGGATGTTTATATGCTATTGCATTTGGGTCTGTGCCACCCTTTTGACCATGCATCATTACATACTTCCCTTTAGAGTTAATTACATCAGCAAAGTTTGGAATATACCCACCAGCAGCTCTCACCTTCCTAGCGTTAGAAGGAAGACCCATTGAAGAAGCCATGTTCTGATTAAAGATAGCGTCCCCACCATTAGCATAATTAGGAACAATATATTCACTACTATTAGCAACCATTGTCCCCCGCTTACCACCACCAAATGCAAAGTTGGGGATGACAACAGGTTTTGCAGAAGCGGGTGCGCCACCTACACCTTTAGAGATGTCAGATCTTTCTGCGCCAATAGGTAAGAATCCTCCAGCAGCTCTTCCACCACGCTTTGAGGCCGTTCCCGCCATAACCCCGGGAGCGATAGTACTAGCGATGCCTTGCATTTTTTGCATGACCATCAACTGTTCATTTAAAGCCTTAGTGAAGAATTGGGTTTGAAGTTTTTTCTTCTCACCCGCAGATATATTTTGCTTTTCAATCGACAAGATGGCATCCCTGATACCTTTATCGTTCAGGAGTGATGCCGCTATCTGACCTTGTAAATTTTTCTGAGCTTCAGCAGCTCTATTCAAACCAAAGAAAGTTTTTAAAGCTCCAGCACCAAACTTAGCAAAATCCAAAAGTAATTTACCAATAGCGACCAAAGCTAAAGCTAACCCGGGTCCAGCAATCACAGCGCTAATCCCTTTTATCAACCCTTTGGCGAAATCGGACCCCATTCCATCGCCATCTAAAACGCCTGAAATCTTAGATACTACATCATTAAATACACCAATTATCTTTGATAAGTTTTCAGTTACGCCTATCTCTCCCAAAGCGTTAGCTAATTCCTTAAGATTAACAGTAGCTGTGTTTATAGCGGTAGCTAAAGTATTATTTAAAACTGTATTACGTTCATAAGCTTCATTAGTGGCGTTAAAAGAGGTTGTAGCCACTTCTCCACTCCTAGAAATTTTCTGGTTAAAGTCCTCAAGTAGAGCAAGAAAAGGTGCGATCTGAAATTTACCAACAAGGTTGTCAGCTAAGTTAACTTTCGACGCTTGACTCATCTTAGCAAATACTGGAGCTAAGTTCTCAATAACTTTACTAGAAGACAACACTTTACCTTCTAGATCTGTGACCTGCACACCTAGATCTTGCAGTGTCTGTAGTTTTTCAATATCTTGAATTCTAGTGAAAATTGTTTTAAGAGAGTTACCAATGACAGATCCACCACGCGCAGTTTTTTCTTGAAGCGCGGAAATAATACCAATCAATTCATCAAACTGTACACCAGAAGCGACTGCAACAGCTCCAGAACGTTTCAGACCTTCAATCAGATCTCTATCAGAAACTGCGGCACTTGCGGCAGCAGCAGAAATTTTATTAAGTACGTCAGTGGTTGTAAGACCAGCAGAGGAAAATGAGTTAACTGCTGCTGTCAAACCTGCCACAGCATCAGAAGCACTCAAACCAGAAAGACGAGAAAGAACAAGAGCATCATTAAGCCTTTTAGTAACTTCTTCAGCTTTAAGACCTTGACGAGACAGTTCTAAAGCCGCTTCAGCTACAACATCAAAAGTTTGACCTGTATTTCTAGCAATATCAAAAATTTGCTTTTTAAAACCGTCAAGCTGCGAATCTGACTGCTTTAGAATCGAGTTGATATTAGCTAAGCTCTTCTCAACCTGAATAGTCGTCGTAACCAACTCCTTTAAAGCATTTGAGACAGCAGCAATAACACCAACAGATGCGCCGAAGGCTAAAACACGGGCGTTAGCCGCCTCCATAGATTTTGTGAACTCATCAGCCTTACCAGTTAACCGCCCCAAAGGTCTTGTTAAACCCTCAATACTCTTGGCCCCCGGCCCCATATTGATTTTAAGATTCTTACCAGCTTTCTTAGCTGCTTTATCAATACTTTGTTCGAAACCCGTTTGTACGGTTGGTAATTTGATGGGCATAATCTTGTTCCTTTAGTGTGTATATACACTAATATTACACATCATGACCTGCTAATCTCATCATTTGTTTCATGTCTAACTTGCCGCCAGCTTCTTTCGCTGCTTCTGATAAAGAAACAGTCTTGGCATCTTTAGCTACAGTTTTCATGTCGTCATTAGTTGCCCCGAATACGGCTGAAGCATCCGCATCGTCTCTTACACCTCCTTTATTAGAGACTTTATTTCTCTGACTCTCTGAGTAAGCTAGTAATTTATCTGGGTCTTGCCTAATATTATCTGGAATATCTTCGGTGTATTGAAATATGCTATGAAATACCTTACCATACATAGCAGTCTTCATTTGATAAGCAGAAAGATCAACTATAGGCTTTCCATAAAAATCGCTAGGATTTTCACAGTTTGAAATGTACATGCTAAAGAATGGCCTCAAAACAGCATGTTTAATATTATCTTCAGACATTCTATTAGAATTATCTATCATGATAGTATTTAATAAGATAACTTCACGAACTTCAAGTTCCGCAAATTCATCTTCAGTATGTAAGTTCTCAGTAAGATCAGGATTTTTGAAGATACAAAACCTAAGCATTTCGTCATTAGATCTTTTGGAGCCGTAAGCTTCTGCGGTCAAACCAACTACCTCATTTTTATTTTTGTTTAAATCGTACAGCTCAACAGACTTTTCTTCGATAGTCTTTTGAAAAGAATCTTGTTGGGAAGGTAAGAATACAGATTCTTTTGTCTTTTTAAGATTTTTAATTTCTTCCGTGAGAGACAGTATCTTCATATCATCAGACTCCTCCCACAAGCCCTCTTTTTTAATGTAAGCCTCCCGCTCTTCTTGAGACTCAATACCTTTAGATAAAGCAATATTCTTATACTTTTCGTAATAAGAATTTATATACTTCTGATCTCTTAGGTTTATGTGTTTAACGAATACGTCTCGACCTTCAAAGGCCGAGACGCTATATCCGTCAAATATCTCCCCTATAAGAGAGGTATAAAATTCGTCACTATAACTCACCCTTTTCTACCTTGTCCATAATTTCCTCAAACTCTTTTTGCGTAGAAGCTTGATTGTAGAACCAAAAAGCTAGTGTAGTGGAAACTTGTTTGATAACCTGCTGATAAACATCGGAATTTTCTTCCTCCTTATCGTAGTAATCTTCAATTTTCTCGTCATAATCGAGACCCTTGAAATACTGGATAGGCTCCTCATCTTCCTCTCTTTGAATGTAAGTTAAATGAAGAGCATACCACAGTAAGAGTTTGTTTTGAGCTTTAACATCAGCAGTATGTTCAAATAAACCTTGTAGATTTGACTCTACTTCAACCAACTCTCTTTTGACTTTGGCGATCTCTTCTTTTACGAATTCAAGCCTTTTTTTCTGCTTTGCGTCAAGTTTGGTGGCTGAGTCAAGTTTGATATATTCATTCTGAAACTCTAAAATCTGCTTATATAGCTTGCCATACTCTTTTTGCCCCGCTTCAGTAAAAGTCCCCCCAGTATCGCTATATTTTTTTGCAAGCATTGCTTTCGTGAGGATACCCTGCTTAATACACTTACTCATTTCGATGGTGTATTGAAGCTCAGCATCTTCCAACTCGCGACGAGAAGGTTTCTTGATTTTTACTTCAAGAGGTACTTTTTCCTTTACCTTTTTCTTAGTAATCGTAACTTCGCCAGTCTTTTTGTTTTTCCTTGAGGATTCTTTTTCTACCTCTTTAACTTCATCGACGGTGAACTGATATAGTAATTTTAATTCCATATTCCTACTTAAATATAAATTCAACTTTGTAATTTTCTATTTCATTTTGCACATTACGCAAACTTTCATTGCCAAAGTCCAAAATTCTCTTCCTAATCCACGACACTTTATCTGGGGTAAAATGATCAGCCGCTTTGATTACTGGGTGATACTTTTCTGGAATAGCTTCATATAGCTTCTGATAGTGAAAATCATGATCTTTCTTCATATCTTCCACCATAATTAACATCATCTTGAACAATGAAGATACTTCATCTCCAGACTTTTTATTTAAATTATTTTTGGCATTCATCCTTTATCCTAGTTATTATAACAAAAAATGTGTAATTATCTACATGGCTGGTTTTTTATCTTCTAATATGGAGTCTGCGATTAATGCGACGTATGATACATTGCATGAGACTTTCGCACGGACTATCACCGTCTTTAAGAATTCGAAAAGAACTGTGATCTCTACAAATGCTAAATATAACAGCATTTATGGTAGGACTAATACAGGCTCTAAATCAAATGTAGAATACACTACAGAGTCTCAAGCTTTTGAGGCTAGAGTTTATTATGTCAATATGGATGAAGAGTATTTATCGAATAATGAAAATCAACGAGGTACTCAAAACAAAATCATTCTACCAGATGGTTCTGTAAAAATTGTGGTAAAAAGTGATGCTTATGAGTTTTTGCAGGAAGCTAGGAGGGTTGAGTTAGACGGAATTAGATTCGCAATCAAAAGCGATGGCTCCCCCCGTGGATTAACCACAAATAAATTTTATACTTTTTTACTTACCCCAACTGACGAATAATGGCTAGCCTACCTAGAGATGTCCAAATGGCCATACAAAAACAAGCCCCAAAAGCTTTAAAAAGACCATTTGAAAAAGAGTTTAAGAAAAAGTTTCTTACAATTAAGTCTGAGATGATTAAAGAATTCCTTAGTCATCCAGTAACCATTGAACTAATAGCTGGGCCAAGTAGTAGTAATATTAGTGGGACTTTAGGTGGAATCTCCAATCTTTTTGCTTTTATCGGATTCGACTCTTCGGATAAGCCTATAGAGCCTATACTCCAAATGCTGGAAAACATGAATTATAATTATGCAGGAGAAGCTAAAATA